ATACTAATCGTGTATTCAGAGCGGTTACAGATAATGGTCTTTTAGGAAGGCCGGATAATGATTTAGTTACCGCATCAAAGGGTAGATTTATTCCTATCGACCCAACTAATAACAGAGTAATAAATTTATTTACAGAAAAGTTTGCGGACAGAGACCCAATGGGATTATTGAGAAGACTTCAAGATGTTCGTAAAGAATTTAGTTTGACTAATGTTGAAGAATAGAAAGGAATATACGTGGCTAACTGGGAACATTTTACTGAAGATGAGATGCGTTGCAAGGGTACTGGAGAGTGCCACATGGACGAAGAGTTTATGGAAAGGCTTATTCGTTTAAGAAAAGACTATGACAATCCAATGATCATATCTTCAGGCTACAGGGACATAGCATATAATACTACAATAGGTGGCTCACCTAACTCTGCACATATCTATGGCAGGGCTGCTGATATTGTAGTGGGTGGTCACGAAGCTTTTAAACTACTACGTCTTGCTATTATACATGAGTTCAAGGGTATTGGTGTGTCTCAACGTGGCATGTATGAACGCCGCTTCTTGCACCTTGATACAATGGAAGATGGGGATCACCATCCTCGTCCATGGTTGTGGAGTTATAAGTAAATGACAGGTCGCCCATTTATTATATTTTTTATAGTGGTAATATTAACAGCTATAATTGTTGGTCCTGCTAACGTATAATATGGAGGTTAGTATGGAAGGTGGTATTGACATACGTCTGGTCGTAACTATTGCTGGCATCTTATTCAGTGTAGCAGGAGCCAGTGCTGTAGCCAAGATGCAGATTAAACAGTTAGTAGAAAAGCTGGATGATATTGAACAACGTCTTCGTAAGATGGATGCTCGTAGTGATAAGTTAATCACTTCTAATGAAACTCAGGAACAAAGGATTAACATTCTAGCTAAAATGGCAAGTCCTGAAAATCTTAGAAGAGATCATATGCAAATGGCAGAGATTGTTACGCATGTAGAACGACTACAAAAAGATTGTGATAGACTATATTCCATGCATAATGGAACACATCCTCCTGTTCCTAGTGAAAGAACGGGTAAATAAGTTAAATCCTCTGTAACGAGCTAGGAGCGTCATACAGAAGAATCAGTACCTCTGGGCTATACGCCTACCAGAAGGGCTAGAGAAGGCTACTCAGTGGCTCTCCTAGCCCTTCTTTTTTACTCTACCAGTAGGGAATTTTCCTCTTCACTGTCTCCAAGCGGTTCTTCTGCATCCTCATCAGCATCTTCTTCAAATAAGGTACTAGCAAAGTCACATTTAGATAAAAGGTGTACAACTTTCTCTTCTCCCAGTACATTTAAGCATCCAACAATAGCAGTCTCCAACGTGTCTTTGTCCATAGACAAACCACTATCACTATTAGAACCACGAATACGGGACAATAGTTCAAGTGCTTTGATAGCACTGTTGGTATGTCCGTTTGCTTTAGCAAATGTATACTGACTTTCTATTTCTTCTATAACATTAACATCTGTTTCAAGCTGTTGTTCAAGTTCATGTACACGATCAATTACTTCTTGCAGTTGCATCAATCTGTAGCCTTGATTATTTGCTGATGTAGCAGAATAACCAGCAGCCTTTGCTGCCTCAGTAGCATTGCGGTGCAGAACATAAGCCTCTGCAAACTTCTCTTGCTTCTCGTTAAGAGCCATTATTTCATATTACTTCTGGCAACACCCTTCCACTTCTCTGCTGTACGCATACCACCAAGTCCTAAAAGAGAAAGCAGGAGTGTCATCAAAGCCTGTGTATCCAGTGCAGGTAGTTCTACTATAGGATACCAGATAGCAAGCCCCCAACTTAGGACAGGTGCCAGTATAAACTGCCACATCAAAGCAAAGCAACATACCCACATGATAGCTGGCCTAGCTCCACTTACAAAGATGGAGGGATGCTTCGCCTGTTCAATGTTTGCTTCTGCTTGGGCAAGGTCAAGTGATACCATCTGTGTCTGAAGCTCATGCTCTAGCTTTTTCTTCAGGTCTTTATCTTCTACAAACTTATCAAGTACCTTACCGGCTACACCGATAACTGAATCTGCAATACCTAACATTATTGTTCCTCCTCTTTTTTTAGTTTAACTACACGGGGATACTGATCTATTCTGTAGCCCTCAGTATAAAAAGTTTTAGTGTCTCCTTCTTCCATTGTATCAGCAAAGAGATATATTTTCAAGTGTTTAAATTTTCTACTTTTCTCAGCCAACATCTGTATCCAATCATTAGGAGAGAAGACAGAGATGTGAGCGTTCCTACCATCAGGCAGAACTTTCAATGCTTCAAAGCAAGCTACATTTAGAAACACAATCTTCTTTGCATATGAGAATATCTCTTCTACTACCCAACCCAAGTCTTCTTCAGCAATATGTTCAAGAACATCTGTGCATATCACTGCATCTTTCTTATGTATAGGAAGCTTACTATACTTCTCATAGCCGGGATCAAAGAGTTCACACTCATCCAACTCCCAATATTCAGGAAGAGGGCAGTCAATCTCACTGGTAATCTCTGAAAACTTATCAGTGTACAGCACTGCCTTACCACAACCGTAGTCAAGCACAGACTTGCAGTCATTGTTTTTTAGGTATAGTTTAATAAGGTCCACAAACTTTAGAAGGCTACGTCCATTGAACATCCCCTCTCCCTGATCATGCTTCTCCTCATACATCTTAACAAGATTGACGTAATCATCTGATGGATTATATCTACTGTTAATGTTATCTATACTAATATCAGACATTATAATATCCTTTAAACTGTGGTCTAGTTTCTTGCTCTTCTTTAATCTTCCAGAGGTCAGCTACCATTGTATCTTTACCATGAAAGGACAGAACGCCCTCAAGACCGGGATCGTTAAAAACTTTCTCACAGTCCTGTGCCATAGCCAGTAGCTCACCTGTAGTCCAGTAAGACTTATCTTTAACATTAACCTGTATGTATTTAGGTTTAGGAGTCTCACCACCCTCAAGATCACCTGTAGTTTCTGTCATCTCTTCTTTGCTTGGCTCTTCACGGCAACAGTCAAAACCAAAGAGATGTATATCTCTGAAGCCCATTGTATGTAGCATACCAATACCACGCATAGCAGCACATGTACCACCAGTAATAAGAGTGGCTCCCTGCGGGATACCAAGCTCTTCGTTTAACTTAACCTGTTGGTTCTCAATCATCTTACCCTGTTCGTCTTCTTCACGAAGTGAGTCAGTAAAGGCATGCCATCCCCACATACGAGTATCTTTTTCTTTAAGATATTCTGTAACAGAAGGGTCAGTCATAGAGGCAACAAAGAAATTAATACTGGGGTCAGTTTTTTCAAACAAGTCTTTTCGTACAATGTTGTGTGTACTCTGACCAGTGATAGGTCTGGGATCAAGAACAATACAACCCCATGGTACAATATTATTTTTCAATAGTCCCGGCAGAGCATGTTTAACTGATAGAACTTTACAGCCGGGGTTATCATGTATAAACTTTTCTAGCTCTGCATAGTCTAGATAAGGACCAGCAGAAACAATTACACCTTTATCTTTATGAGCAGGATGTTTCTTTACCCACTTATCTTTGTCTATGTGTTTAAGGTTAGTTATAATATTGTTACGAATATATTCTTTTGGAACTGAGTCTCTGGGATGCACAACAATAGGAACTTGTTTTAGTTCTGGTGGAATGTCTGCAACAGATTCGTCTGTTAGAAATACTACAAGATGTGTACGACCACCTCCTAAGACTTTATCATCAGAAGGAAGTACGTGCTTTCTTATGTTAGATTTTTCATCAAAGGTAGTCCATCCATCTTCTGTAGTTTTTTCTTCATGTAACTTCTTAGTAGGAATAGAATCAAACAATACTTTCATTCCCTGATACTGATCATCAGGCATCTTCTCATTATCTTCTTTTGTAAAGAAGTGATCACCCATAATAACAGGAGTGTTGCTTAACATATCAAATTCATGTTGAACAGTTTTAATACTATTACCGCTACCTATCAAGGCAAAGTCTGCATTAAAGGGTTCATTTCTTTTTTCAAGAGTATCACGAACATTACCCTTATGTAGCTCATAAGAAAATTCTTTATTCTTTTCTTTCTTTATATACTCTTTAAACTCATCAAGTCTTTTTCTTACAGCTTCCATAGTATTGTGTGGCTTGGCATTAAACTCTTCTTTATCTGTCGCTGTTGTAGCATCTTCAAAGAGATCATAACCAATATAATGTATTGCATCATTTCTATCAAAGGCAGCAAGCGCCATCTCAATAGCACGACCACCATTCCATGTGCCTGTTTCTAGTATAGTCTTTGGTTTATAAAAACGAATAGTATCAGCAAGTTGCTTGTATCTAGTTGGTAAAATATCAGGTGTTGTTTCATTATCAGATAGTTCAATAATTCTGTCACCATCACTGTTACGAATATTAATAGAACTCTTATGATTAATATTTATCATAAGATTTTCCATACCTACAAACTCATGTACAGTCATACCATGTGCTGTATAAATAGTAACAAGCCTACTAAGAATAAAAGCAGATGTCCACTCACGATAGTTGATATACTCTCCTGACATATAAGAGCCACGCCAATCACCCATAATATCTACAGCAGTCTGTCGTGCAAGATTGAATGCCATAAGATAAGATGTTTCAGGCGTATAAACAAAGTCTACATCATAAGAAGGATCAGGAAAATAATGATCAAGAGTAGTAGTTCGTATGTCTTTAACTGTAAGACACATGGGGTCAACCCATAGAAGCCAACAGTCTTTGTTTTCAAAACCACACTCACTAATAGCAAACACTTCTGGTGCCGCTGAAAGTCCATCAAGAAGTTCTGTATACTGAACAGTACCATCCTCAGTTCCATTGTGCTTTTGATTTTCCTCTACAAATGCAGAGTACTCAGCAATACTTTCTAGCTTGTGATATTTAATATTATCTGCTTGAGGCAAAGAATAGTTACTGATATCTAGATCGTAGTAGTAACAATGAAACTCAATGTTTGGTTGCCAGTTTTCTTTGAACTCGTTGAGAAGCTTAAAGGCATTCTTCTTTAGTTTCTTTTCATTAAAGCATGTAACAATTTTATAATTCATAGGGTTCAATTATTCCTTTTCCTGCAAGGTATGTGTAGTCTCCATTCCATTCAGAGGCATATATACCATCGATTGATCTAGCACACTTCCATTCTTTAAACCACGGACCACCTGTAGTAAAGTGTACATTCTTAGCTTTCATGTCTTCAGGTGAGTGACCATCAAGCCAGTTCCATTCTTGATGTATCGTTCCAATGTCAGAGTCTTTGTCAGGCAACCACTCAAAGCCATGCAGCCATGATCCTGACTGTGTGTTAACAACTTCAGGAGTTAGCTTTTTATTTAGATTGTGTCCACAGTTCCACAGAATAAGACTTGACCAGTTTTTCCTGCGATAGTGTTCCTGCCTCTTACCATCCATCTTGTATTCTTCAGCAGGTTCATACTGATGCTTAACACAATAAGCTGGATAGTAATCCATGTTGTACTCTTCAAAGATTTCATTGATATCAGTACGTAGATACATGTCACAGTCCATGTACAAAGCCCAACCCTGATACATATTCAGAGCAGGTACAAGAAAACGTGAGAAGCTAAACTCAGTAGAGAATGGCTTGCCATCTATGTCATCAATCATCTGTCCATCTTGAACTGTGTGCTTACGATTGTACATGCCCATACGTTCCAGAATATCCAGACGCAGAGGTTTGATGTCTACGTTGTCAACAGCAATCCGTTCTATCGTAAACTTTAAAACTTCATAAGCTACGTCTTCTCTTGGATCATATCCAATGTAAACTGTGTTAGGTGACTTTCTCATATATAACTCCATAGTTAACCGTTATACTATTATATATCATAATAGCTTTGTTGTCAAGGACTTTCTTGGCGCACTTGGCAGGACTCGAACCTGCAACCTACAGATTAGAAGTCTGTCGTTCTATCCAGTTGAACTACAAGTGCTAATCTACTAACCATATGCGTTAGAAGTTTTACCCCTTTCTCTAATTTCTTTCATAGTTCTTTTACAGACTGTGCAAAAAGTTTGTGTTGGATCAATTATACAACTCTTCTGGCACTCTGTACTTTTCTCCTTTGACTCTTCAGTAGGAAACCAGTTACACTCCACACGACCCTCCATGTCCTGTGATGTCACAGATGTCATGCGTTTCCAAGCCCTCTTCAAACTCCTCACCAAGCTTTTCTACAGCTTCAGAATACGGCACCGAAGATAGAGGCTGTCCTCCCCGACATCCATCAGGATACACGGTGAAGCCACGCAGTCTGTGAGCATAAGAAGCAAGAGTATCAGTAAACTCCTCAACAGTATCTTCATTGTTTAGTTTACTCCCCCACTTAGGCAGATTGATTGTACTGCTGATAGACATATCAACATAGTCCTGTACGTCTGCCTGAAACTTCATGCGCCTCTGATAGTCTTCTGCAAGATCAAGTGCTGACTCAATGTTCTTTGGATCAATACCATAGAGATCAATGATCTCCTGTGCTGCACTGTCCACCACGTACTGATAGTGCCAACGATTACCACCCTTCAGATACCTGCGCTTATAAGCAACAGCAAAGATAGGCTCAACACCTGTAGATGTTCCTGCAAGAATACCTATTGATCCAGTTGGAGCAATGGCTCTATTAGCGACAGGACGACTACAGCCAAGAGTATCAGCAAAGCTGGAGCTAACGTGATCACTAACTCCTTTATATACCGATAGCCATTTGTGAAGTCCTTCAGTAACTTCATACTTCTGTCCTCCTTTAATTAACCACTCATGCATACCCATCAGACCAAGACCAAGCCTACGATTCTTCTCACGGGTTTCATAAACTTTAGCATATGGAAGCTTTGCTCTGAGTGTACCGCATAACAAGAACTTAGTACCAAGCTCTACTACTTCAGCAAACTCTGAAAGACTTTCAATCCTGCCCATGTTAACAGACCCAAGATTACACACATCACTATCATCAGCCGATGTGACTTCAGTGCAAGCATTGCGAAGCGTTTCATTCTCTTTATCAAAGAAGTTGAACGAGAAACCCGGCTCGGCAGTCGATAGGGCTTGACGAACATTCTGCTTAAAAGTACTCCCCACATCTCCTGTCCTCCAATAATTAAGTAACCATTCAGTATCATAGTTCACGCTAACATTTGTCATATCAAGAGGAGCATTAAAGTTAAAGTCTTGCTCCTTAACTTGACCAACAGAGAATCCTGTCTCTCCAACAGGCATATCATACCAGTTCTTGCTGGTAAGAAACTTATCTACATCAGCATGTTTCCAGTTAAGGCTGGCATAGATAGCAGACCTACGACTACCACCCTGCATAACCCTGCGACCGATTTCGTTGATCATCTGCATCTTAGGTATAGGTCCACTGGACAGACCACCAGTACCATTAAGGATACGTCCCTCTTCACGATAGACAGAGTAGTCAATACCAATGCCACCACCTGTCATAAGACAGGACTCAGACTTCCATGAGATGTCTGCCCAATCTTCTCTGGTATCTTCCTCTGCTTTGAGCAGGTAACAATTATTAAAAAACTTATTCTCTCTACCTGCATAGTAGAGGTAACGACCACCGGGAATAAACTTTAGGTCAGTGATCATACGCTTCAGTGCGTCTCTGTCATCCTTACTTAGATATTCTTTACACACATCATCCACCAATACAGATGACAATGCGTCCCATGTCTCACACCCATGATGGGCGTACTTGTGTTTGAAAATGTCTTCGCTAAACTTAGAGCGAAACATTGGGTTCTCATTAGATCGAAATTGTGGCATAGGTTTGTTCCCCTTTAATTATCGTATTCCATTTCCAATATGAGTTGGGCGTAGTGGATAGCCTTCTCTATGTCTTTCCTGCCTTCTCCTTTGGTGCGATGGCGAGTGATGTATTTTATCACATTGCCCTCTAGATAGTCAAGCCCATTGGCATGAATATATTCTACTGGTTGTATCTTGCATCCCTTGTAATGTTGTCCTCCAACTTGTTGCTTTAATGCTTTAGCTTCTTTTGTACGCCTCATGTAATAAGAATAGTTTCCCTCTTGTATAGGATAGTTTGCATGGTCATAGGAAAGAGTTAATTTTTCTTCTAATTTCATTAGCGTTCTCCGATGTTACAGTTTTAATAGCAAAGCTTCTTACTACTTTAGGTTCTAATCCAGCAAGCTCACATGTTGCTTCAAAGTTTTCACAGGTTACTCCAATAGAACAGAAGACCCATGCGCTTGCTTGATCACGATGCAGCACTGTCTCTAAACTTTCAGTGGGTTCTTTAGGTTTGGATAGGTCTAACAAAGCCTGAAGGATTATGGCAAGATGTAATGTCTTGTCTGAATCTTTTTCAGTTAGATCGTACAGTGTACCGAAGTCAGGAATATCATTCATCTTCAGGCCACTCTTGTACCGGACGATAGTA